GTTGACACTAAATTAACGTCACCCCCAGTGCTTGGCAAAGTTAGTGTGTTTGAAGCTGATTCTGAGTGTGGAGCTGCTTTTAATATTTGACCATGACTATTATTCTCACAGTTAAACTGTATAGCTCCCTGGTTAGTATTACCTTTTACAGTAACGTGACCTGTTCCATTCGGTGCTAATTCTAAGTCTGCATTTGATGTGGTAACAATATCGTTGCCATTCAAGTCCAAATTACCACCCAACTGGGGAGTCGAATCGCTTGACACTTCCATCAAAGAAGTGCCTCCAGAAGATATTAATGAACCACTTGCATTTAAAAACGCCATCTTAGATGCAGGTGTTGTTATAAATACATCCTTTGTAGCTGTTCCAAAGTTAACAGCACTATTGCTATTAGAACTCGCTATAACTGTAGTTCTTGCTAATGTATTTCCTGAAGAGGCATACGTTCCAAGACCAACCTCAAAAGTATTGTTAGTGCTATCTACTATGGCATAGTAGGTAGTATCTGCATTTGATAAATTTGCAGAAAAAGTTTCAAAGTTACCAACAGCACCACCAAGGCTTATTGTACCTGTGCCTTCTGTGGTTGTGGTTTCTCGTACTCTATCTGCAATTTTTAATGCCATTATGCTATCCTTATTATTGCGTTACTTGCATCTGCTGTTGGGAAAACGATTGTAAAGTCTCCTGAAGAAGATGATTTGTCTGCACCAAAGTCTAACACACAAACAGAAGGATCACCTGATGCCGTATCGTTGAATATCAATGCTCCTCTAGCTGTTATTGTTGACGATCCAAATGTCTCATCTGAAAAGTCTGTTAAAGCTGTTGTGCCTGATGTAGATGGGTCAACTCTTGTTAACGCTCCACCTTTTGCTGTGTAGTTTGTTCCAGATACTTCATTACTTGTTGTATACGCAGTGGTTGATGCATCTAAACTTGCACTTGATGTATACAGAGCAATATTAAATGTACTGCCCCCACTAAGTAAAAAATTGTGTTTTGCCTCTAGTAATTCTTTCTTAAAAGACGTACACATTGCTTGAGTTATAGCCATTACATTCTCCTTATGTATTCTGCAAGTTTCTCATGTCCTGCATCTTTAATTGCATTGTAAACTGTTGTTCTGTCTGATTTTATAGCTTCTTTCATATAAAACGCTATAACTTTTTCTAAGTGTGACTTGAACGCTCTGGCTTGATCTCTGATTTCAGGAGCCGCATTGTCACCCACTTCTACTATTTTATCAGCACATCTCTTAGCAACTTCTTCTGGTGTAAACCCTCTGTTCTCTGTTGTGTGTACGTTGACGATAGGAGTTTTTGGTAATTCCATTAACATTACATTATCCTTGGTTCACCGTTTCTATAACTGTCTCTCTTATTTCTTCCATCAGCTAGTTCTTGCAATCCTTTCATAGCTTCATCATAACGTGTTTTATAAAATGTTATTATGTCAGCTTCGCCTTTCATAAACGTATATGCCTCTACCAATGATCCATAAAGCAATACAGACTCTGCATTATCGCCTAGCCACGATGTTGCTCCTGTTACTATAGACACTGGATCATAGTAATAATGAAGTTGAACTGTGTAGCCAGAATTTGGCGTAGGAGCTACTATAAAATTGTCACCATCAAACTGAGCATAATATACAGGCTGACCTGTTGTTGCTGTAGCAGGGTACGCTTCTCTAATAAAATTAACATCTTTTGGCAAAAGAAAAGCATAGTTGTCACTGCCGTCAATAACAGCAATAGAAAAAGTAGCTAAATGATCTGTTGGCTTTGCTAAAAACCTGTTGCTTGATGTCAGAGATGTCGTAACATTCTTTCTTAATTCTGGAATAAGTATTGATCTATATATTCTTTCTTCTGTTTGTTTAACAAAAGTAGGAATATTACTAACAAATGTTGTTTCTGTATTATCGGTATATTCCTTTATAGACGCTGTTAGCTCTGTGTAGTTCATTTTTTATCCTTGCTCGGTGCGTATAGATTATCAAAAATCTGGTTAACATCCAAGACATAATCTAAATCAGACTTAGAATAGTGTATGTTCTGTGATGGCAAGAAATCAGGCGCACCCTCACCTGTCTCAAACCACGCAGGATGTGTTACTCTAACTCTATTATTTGGTAACGCAACTATATTTCCTGTCCACTTACCTGCATCTAACAATTCTAAAACATGACTTTGTTTATGTTGAGCAGGATCATCGGCTATCTCACTGTCTGTGTAATCAACTGTAAAGTAATACTTAGCAGGATAAAAATTACCTCCTATTTTAGCTAACCAAGGACATGGTGTAGCCCTGTCCAAAACATACACAGCATGGGTAGGGGAGGGGCAATCCCAAGGCTGTGCATAGTGAACAGGCATGGGTTTTGCCCACTCTTCCACTGGAGTGTCTGCTACTAAAGCTGTAATTGGCATTCTTGCCCACATTGCTCCACCATGTACATTAGGCTCATCTGTATAATCAGACTCGTAGCCTGTAAATAGCATTTGAAAACTAAGACATCTATTTGGCATCGTTGTCACGGCAATAGCCATAGCATGAATAAACTCACCATGATACTTCTGGTGATTATGGGTATACTCTCTTCTCACCCAACATTTAAAATGTGGAATGTTGCTTTGAAGATAAGGCATATTTATTCTTTTATAAGTTTATATCCCTTAGCTTTAGCTGCAGCTTTTATCTTAGCGAGGCTCATTGTAGCACCACCATTTGCCATCATTTGCTTACCCATAGTGGTTCTGCCACCTGCAGCCATACCTTTTTTCTTCATAGCACCACCCATAGCGTAGCCCTTCTTCTTCTTCATAGCACCACCCATAGCGTAACCTTTTTTATTTCTCTTCATCGGCATATTAATTTCTCCTTAACTTGTTGTTACCGTGACAATACCAACCTTTCCGAAAATAGGCTGTATCTTTAAATCGAAGTTATCAAACTGAGCAACACCAACAGAAATCTCTAGAGGCTCTACTTGGTCTGGTCTTGCATCAATTATGGACTGAGGATCATCACTTTTAATTTGACCAATAAAGTTTTGTGGATGATCTTGATCTGCTACATCCCTTCCAACCCTCAAACCATTCTTTTTGCCATTGGTAAATTCATAAACAAGCTCTGCGATAGGATACCTAAATCCTGTTCTATCACATACTCCAAAAGCATATTTTCCCTTTGCATATGTCATTATGTACTCGTAAAGAATGTGTTGTACGGAACAAACTTAATAGAAGCTGTCTCCGTATCTTCACCTGCGGCTAATTCAAATTGAAACTCATATTCTTGTTTTAATGCCTGAACTCTACTTGCAACCTCTGGTCTTTTCATGGCGATGTAGTAGGCTAAACCAGAAGCTAGACAAGGAACAAATCTTGGTGGAACGTAGCTTGTTGTTGTTCCTGCTATACCAGAAGATATGCTGTCTATACCTTTTAATCTAAAATACGCCAAGGTATAAGTTGTATCTGGTACAGGATGCAATGTTACTGTTGTTGATCCTGATAGTCTTTGAACAAATATCTGTGTAGGCTTTGCCTGTGTGTTTTTATTGGACTTTTGAGCATATGTTGAAACACTTATTCTAGAAAGATTTGTATCAAGCTGTGATGTACCTGATCCTGTTCTAATCGTATGCTCTATAATGTCTATTGTATCTGTTGGCATGGTGTAAGTTGCTGTACCTGCCGATAAAGACAGAGTGCCTGAATCTATCGTAAATAGGTTTATACCTCTGTTTTGCCACTCTAGTGTTAGTATATTAAGGCTTCTTCTAGCTGTTTTTAAATCATAACCAGATCGCATCTCTAGACCTGCTCTTTCAAAAGCCTCTTCAAATATGTCTGGTAGGTCTGGTGTTACAACTGCCATTTAATCCTCCAATCTTTTTTATTTATAATATTATTCTTCATTTTTTTCAATCACTAATGGTTTGCAGTAGGCTGAATAGTTTCTTGTCTTACCTGCTGTTGATAAATTTATAATGTCTTCATACCATTTACACTTTGAGTAACTAGAATATGTTATCTCTCCCTCTGAGTTTGTATTGTTCATAACAACCAAGATAAATACCAACGTCTTCATTTGAAACTATCGTTAAGCGAATCCACTACGCTGTCTATGTTAGGCTCTTTGCCGTTTGGATCATACTTACATCTAAACTCAACAGGACACTGACCTTCTACAACTAACGTATAAGTATTGTTTGCTCCTTTATATAAACACACTTGCTGTCCATTCTTTGCTTGTTTTCTTTTATATCGTCTACACGTTACATACTTTGGGTCTTCTCTTATTCCTTTTCGTATTTCCTGCTCCCATGTCCAATCACTAAATTTTTTTAAAAAACAGGTAAAACATTGTTTTATATTTTCTGATTTTGCTAAATATATTACTTCTCCATCAGCACATAACCATTCAAAAGTATACTGCCCTCCATCTTTCCTAACGCAATTACCACCAACCTCTGTCGATGCCCATGAGGGAGTAAATAAATAAACCGAGAATAGCAATTCCAACAGCCAAGGTAATAACAAGAGCGACCCAACCAATAATCTTTTCTCGTAGTATCTTTCTGTCATATATCTCTTTCTGTCTACGTTTTCGTATCTGACCTTCCATTTGAAGAAGTTCATCCCAGGACTTACTTCCATGAGTAAACATCAAAAATTGCTTTAACTCATATCTTTGCTCTTCTAGTTTTTTCTTTGCTGTAAACGCTTCAATAGCTTCTTGCTCAATACTACCACCACCAAATAACTTTCTAACCATTGTAGGGTTCTTTGCAGACTTGTGGGCAGCGTCCACATCACTTACAGCACCCATCCATCTGGATAAGTCCTGTGACATGGACTCCAAATCACGCCCTGCCTGAAACGCTCTTTTTATTCCTGCAAAGGCTGTAGAAGCCGTGCTAACAGCTACGGAAATACTAACAGGATCAAACATTTTTAGTCTTTAAGCGTAAAAGACCGTCATCATGTCTGCATGATCTAATGTGTAACTAACACTCAACCCACTAGCAAATACTACTCCATTTTGAGGAATAGTTCTGTCTACTGTTGTATTGGCTGTACCTATCGTTCTTGACTTCATCAATGTTGAACCACTCTCTGGCGTTCCATTAATAAACGATATTGTACCTGCTGTACCACCTGAAGTTATTGAAAAACCTTTTAGTCTTGTTCTTCCTCCAAATACAGCTTGAGCGCACAAAGACCCTGAGCCAACTGTAATGTTAGCGGCATATTGAGCCGAACACTCTACGGCACTAACTGTTAAAAACAGTTTAGCTCCTGCTACAGTTTCTGCTGAACCAGTTGATGTAATAACTTCTGTCATAGCATCACCAAAAACATCCGTACCTGTTATAGTACAAGTCTTTGCGTTGTCGCTTGTTCCAGTTGTTGTTACAGTTACATTTCTAGCAGTACCGTTTGCATGAGTAGTATTAGCCATAGTTGCTGACGTATTAGGTCTAGCCGCAGTTACTAATCGGTTTGCACTTGCAGCATTTTCATCACTTATCGTAATAACATTTACGTCTGAAATGACTGACATAAGATTACCCCCATTAATTAACCGTTAGCGTAGTCGAAAGCTGCTCCGTATATCTTAATCATAACTTTACCTGCTGTGTATGCCGCTTCAGTTGCATCACCTGTAGTTAAATAAAGATACTTTTTAGAAAGAGCAGCTAGTGTTGTTCCACCATCAATTTCATCGTAAAAACCTAGCGTTAGATCACCGTTGTTAAACAGAACTGTGCCACTTGTTACAGCCGCATTTTCTGCTGTTGTTCCTGTTGCAGAACACACTAAGTTAATATCTGGATCACCACCTGTTGGCACTTCTAGACACATAAACTCTACTAGATAAGGTATACCGTTTACAGCACTTGTAAGTTCAGCAATGTAGGCATTTGCTGCCCCACCATCTGTACCAATAACATCACCTGCTGTACCACCTGATGCTAGACCACCATGTAAGTCAACTAGAATAGTTGTAACAATGTCACCACCAATCTTGTTTACGAATGTATTAATAGCGGCATCCGTTATACCAGAGCCGTGAGCGTTTGGTGTTATGTTAAATATTGTAGCTGCCGTTCCAAGACTAGCATTGTTTGAACCAACAGTTGTACCTGATGCCACAATGTTATCTCTTCCTGATGTTGCTACTTTTTGTACCTCTAAGACACCACCACTTGTTGCTACGATATGCTCTGTTAAAGCTCCTGTGGTTGCACTTTGAGAAACTGTTTTAAGACCATCCTTTGAACGGATCGGTCCTGCGAATGTTGAGTTAGCCATGTTATTCTCCTTGTCTTGGCAAATGTCAGCTTACGCTGTCAAGGTAAATTTAAAGGGGGCAATTTCTTGCCCCCAGAGTTTGCTAGTTCTAAGCGGCTCCTGTTGAACCGTAAATTCCAAGTGGATCAGATACACCGAAAGAATATCTTTCTCTTGCTTTGTATCTTACGTTTCCAGTATTGAAATCTCCGTCCATACCAGTTGCCATAGGAGTTCTAACGAAATGTT